CCGTGGCTCATCTGCAACGACGCGGGGCCGATCTCGTGGACGATGCAGACCGACGAGATGATCGACCGGCACGCGAAGTCGCGGCTGAACCCGATCTTTGAGTCGTGCAAGCCAGTCGCGGCGATGCTCCCGCGCGTCGGGCCAAACCGGACGACGACCGAGATTTATTTCGGCGGCTTCTTCTTTCTGCTCAATCCTGCGAACATTTCCAGCCAGCAATCGCAGTCGATCAGGTGGAAAATAAATGACGAGATATGGCTCCCGAAATGGCAGGAGGTGTATGGCCACGCCGTCGCTCGCGTCTCGCGCTTCGAGGAGGTGGGGCGCTCGAAGATTTACAACACGTCGCAAGCTCCGATCATGGACCTTGAAACCGGCAACGTCGAGGACACCTCGTTCCGCCAAGGCAATCAGCAGGAGTGGAGCACTGAGTGTCCGTCGTGCCGCAAGGTCCATCCGATCGCCTTCGCGCTCGACAAGAACGAGGACACCGGACTGCGGGGCGGAGTGGTCTGGGATGCCGCGGCGAAGCGCGATGATGAGACGTGGGACGTGCCGCGGGCGGTCGCCTCGTGCCGTTTCCGGTGCCCGCACTGCGGTCACGAGTCGCCCGACACCGACACGACGCGCAACGGCTGGAAACGCGCCGGTCGCTTCGTGCCGCTGAACCCGACAGCGCCGTCGGAAATCCAAAGCTTCCGCGTGGAGGCCGTCGTCAGCCGCCCGATGCGGTTACTCGTCGAGGAGTTCTGCGAGGCCGACAATCACCACGTGCGGCAGGGCGATGACAAGATGAAGATCGAGTTTCGCACCAAGCGCGAGGCGCGGCCGTGGATCGTCGAAAAGAAGGTGGTGAACTTGTTTGTCACCAAGTCCGACTACACCGTCGCGCAGTTCTCGAACGGCGAGGGCATCGACGGCGAGGTAATCCGGTTTATGTCGATCGACCGCCAGCAGGACCATTGGTGGGTCGAGATCGGCGCGTTCTCCTCGGCGACGGGGCCGACCTACAAGCAGCTTTATTTCGGCCGCATCGAGACGCGGGACCAGCTTCGCCAGATGCAATACCGCTACAAAGTGCAGGACGCGTGCGTCGCTCAAGATCGCGGTTACCGACCGGCTGACGTGGACCGTGACTGCGCGGACTTCGGTTGGCGAGGGATGCGCGGGCACGCTCGGAAGACGTGGACGATGCGCGACGACGCGAGCGACAAGCTGATTAACTTCCCGTTCAGCGAGCCGCGCGTGAGCGACTACCGAGGTGGGGACGTCTATTACTACGACTGGTCGGGCGACTATTTCAAAGACCTTTTGGCGAACGCGCTCGAGGCCAAGGGCGATCTCAAATGGCTCTTGCCGGCCGACGTCAATCCGCTGTATCTCGAGCACCTTAAGGGCGAGTCGAAGGTCGAGATTCGCACCGGCGTCTGGGAGTGGCGCGAAGTCAAAAGCAACGCGCCGAATCACGGGCTCGACACCTCGGCGATGATGCTCTGCATGGCGACGATTGCCAACGTCGTGCGCTACACGCCGGTGAAAGACTGAGCTAGTTTGACGTTTCGAGCCTTGGTATGCTCGACAACCCATTTCTCGGACTGGATAGCGCCACCCTGACGGCGCTGAAGACCAAGACAATTGACGCTATCCAAGCGGTGCTCCTGAACCAGAGCTATTCGTTGAACGGCAAGAGCGTGAGCCGCGCGGACCTCAACGCGCTGAACAATATGCTCGGCAATCTGCAAGACGCATTGACGGACGCGGCGGGCACGTCCACCGATACGACCTTCGTCAGCTTCACCGGCAACTGAACAACATGGAAAACGACATTTTCGACGCGTCAAAATTGATCGCCCAGAAACCGTGGCTCGACCGCGCGCTCGAAAACATCGCGCCGACGTGGGCGTTGAAACGGCTAGAGGCTCGCGTCGCCAAGTCACTTTTCGAATACAACGCGGCGCGGACGAATCGCTTGTATGCTCCGAAACAATACGCGCAGCCAGCGGAGTCATCGCAGAACCAGCGCGACCGCGTCGTGATGATGTATGAGGCGCAGGACTTGGTCCACAATTTCCCAGAGGCTCGCGAAATTTCACGGAAGTTCGGGACGTATTTAACGCCCAATGAGTATTCTCCGACGACCGGAGATCGCGATTACAACCAGACCATCAGCGAGTATTTCCACGCGTGGTGCAAAACGTGCGACGTGACCAACCGGCACAGCTTCAAGAAGCTCGTGCAGCTCGCCGCCGAGGAAAGGCCGGTCGATGGTGACTGCGGCTTCGTCATCCGTCGCAGCGGAGAAGGGCTCAAGCTCCAGCTCGTGCCTGCGACGCGCATCGGAAATCCGAATGACACGGCGGTCGCGTCGAACAACTACTTTCAAGGCATCATCACGAACGACTTCGGCCAGCCGGTCGCTTATCGGATTTATCGCGTGAGTCGCGACGGCGTTTATTTCGGCGCGGAGGACATTCCCGCGAATCAGTTCTGTCACTACATGGACCCCTTTCGGGTGGACCAGTATCGCGGAATCACAGATTTCCACGCCGCGATTCAGACCGCGCGGATGCTCCACGACATCCTGCAAGCCGAGAAGGCGGGCGTGCGTTTCTCGTCGCAACAGGCCGCGCTGATCTTCAACGACCGAGGCATCGCGAATCCGCGCAATCTGTTCCAGCCGAATCCCGCGCTCTCGCTCCCGAACGGACAGCAGCAAAAGAACGAGCTCACAGAGGTCGGCATGATTCGGTATTTCCAGAACTCGGACCGCGTGGAGGTGATGCCATCGCGTCCGTCGCAGGCGTTCACAGGCTTCGTGCAGCATCTCATGCACGAGATTGCTCTGGGCGTGGGCGTGCCCGAGGGCGTTCTGTTCGGCACGCAAGACTACAAAGGCCCAAGCGTTCGCGCCGAGTTCGCCGCAGCCGACCGCGTATTCACGCGCCAGCAGGGCGTGCTCACCGACAAGGTTCTCGACCCGATCAAGGACGCCGTGATTCTCGACGCCATCGCGCGCGGGGAAATCTCACCGCCTCCGCTTCTGGCCGGCGAGACGATGGTTCACGCATTGCGACGCGCGACCTCGGGCGAGTGGCGTTTCCCCGCGAAGCTCTCGATCGACGTGGGCCGCGAGTCGGCAGCGAACATGAACGAAAACCGGCAAGGCGCGAAGTCCTTGCAAGAAATCGCAGCCGAGGAAGGCACGGACGCGTTCACGCGATTGGAGCAGATCGCGATCGAGGCGGCTTACGTCAAGCAGCTCGCCGAGAAGTATGGCGTGCCCGAGACGGCGATTCGGCTCACGACGAACTCCTTGCCGAGCACGCCAGCGGCCGCAGCCGCGGCAGGCGACGCGGTGGGCGTCAGCGCGGCCGAGGCGCAGGCGGCGAGCGTTGCACCGGCACCGGCTGAGCCCGCACCGGCTGAGCCCGTTGAGCAGGTCGAGAACAGCGCGAACCTCGTCACGATCAACTTCGCCGATGGTAGCTACATCCCGAACGACGCGATGATCGCGAACGCGAAACGCGCGCTCGCCGCTCGCGAAAAAGCGACGCCATCGAATCGCGGAATGACCGCTGTCGGGCTCGCTCGCGCTCGCGACATCCTCAACAAGCGCCCGCTTTCCGAGGACACCGTGCGCCGAATGAAGGCGTATTTCGACCGCCATGAAATCGACAAGCAGGGCGCGACGTGGAAGACGCAAGGCAAGGGCTGGCAGGCGTGGAACGGATGGGGAGGGGACGCTGGGCAGACGTGGGCAAACGCAATCGTCGAGCGGCTGAACAAGGCGCAAGCCAACTCCGCGACAAATCAAAGCCGCACCGAGTTTTCCGCCGCCACCGAGGTCGCGATGGTGCTCCACGAAAAGCCTGAGAACCCGAACGACTGGCTGACCGCCGTCGAGCAATACCGCAAGCAGCTCGACATCCGATGCGGAGAGGCCGCGAAGCCGATCGTCGGCAAATCAATCATCGAGCACACCTTTGCAACGCAGCCAACGAGCGCGAAGAAATAACAACTTTATGGATACACAGACGCAAATCGACCGGCTGATCGAGTTGGCAATCGTTCAACGCTCCGAGCTAAAACAGCTCGTCTCGGAATTGCCGCAACTTCGCGAGTATCTGAACGCGGAAATCGAGCGCACATTTGAGGAGGCCGAGCCGCAGATTCGCACCGAGCTCGAAGAGTTCTGTCGCGCGCGGGCGACCGACGAACACGCGAAGACCGGAGCGGCACTCGCTGCGAAAGTTGAGCAGCTGTCGAAGCAGCTAGAGGTCACGACCGCCGCGAAATACTCGGTGCTCATGGCCGAGCGCGCGGAGAACGTGAACTTGCTCGCGAAGGCCGAGGCGCGCATCGAGGACGCGGCTTCAATGCTCACGCACGCCGTGAAGGAAATCGTCACGGACGAGCTCTCGCGCTTCCCTCGCGCAGGCGAAATCGACCAGCTTCGCAAGGAGTTCGCCGAACCTCGCGGGCTCAATCCTCGCGGCCGGTGGATGCCCGATGAAACCTATCAGCGTCTCGATCTCGTAACGATCAACGGCGACAGCTTCGTGTCGAACATCGACGGCAATCGCGAGCGCCCGAGCCGCACGGCTGGCGATTGGACTCTGAGCGCAGCGCGTGGCAACGGGGGCGGGGGCGGCGTGACCTCGATGACCGACCTCGTGCCCGTGCCGACCAACGGACAGCTCCTAATCGGCAACGGCTCGGCGTTCGTGAACTCGACGCTTACCGCTGGCACCGGCATCGCGATCTCCAACGGCGCGGGCTCGATCACGATCAGCGCGACCGACGGCAACATCACGCTCGACGACGGCACGGCGGCGGCTCCCTCGCTCAACTTTACCGACGACCCCAACACCGGACTCTACCGGCCAGCGGCGGATACGGTCGGCATCGTGGGCGGAGGTCACGACATCCTGCGGCTGACCGACATCGCGAGCGCGACGGACTACGTCCAAATCAAAAACGGCATCGGCGTCGGGAGCCCGATTCACATTCTCGCCGAGGGCGCGAGCGCGAACATCGGCGTGCATTTGCAGCCGAAGGGCAGCGGGCTTTTCACGATCTCGGACGGCGCGGATTTCAACAAGGGTATCCGGTTCCGGTCCTCGTCGAGCGCAGCCAGCGCGGTCACTTTGATCGACGCCGTCTCGACGGCCGGCCGCGTGGTTACGTTGCCCGATGCGACCGACACGCTCGTGGGACGTGCGACCACGGACACGCTGACGAACAAGACGCTGACGAGCCCGACGATGACCGCGCCGGTTCTTGGAACGCCAGCGAGCGGGACCGCGACAAACCTCACCGGCCTTCCGATCTCCACCGGCGTCTCGGGCCTCGGCACCGGCGTGGCGACGTTCCTCGCGACACCTACGTCGGCGAATCTCCTCGCCGCCGTGACGAATGAAACGGGCACGGGCGCGCTGGTGTTCGGGACTTCACCCACGCTCACCACGCCAATCTCGGCGACCCTCACCTCCCCCGCCGCGACCGACCTGACGCTCGCGGGCGGCAGCAGCGGCGCGAGTCTGGTGCTGGGGCAGGGGACTACGGCGGCGGACATCACCTTCACGCCAAAAGGCAACGGAGAATTTAAGTGGACCGGATCGACATTTCGCCAGACTGCTGTTTCTCCAAACTCTACCGGCTATGTAATTCCTGGCTACGCAACCGGCACAAATCCAGACGCTGGAAGTTCCCGTGGGGCAGATATTAACCTGATAAACCTCAGCGCGACAGACCAGAATGGCGCGGCGTTGACGTTTTCAAACTCGAACCAGCTTTCCAGCGCATACATTTTCGGGCAAAATTTGAGTCACGCGGGGCGAACTGGAAACATCATTTTTGGAACGGCTAACGGCTCATCACCAACGGAACGGATGCGCATCGCCTCTAGCGGCACCGTCTCCATCTCGTCCTCCACCGCAGGCTCCGCAGGCGCAGGCGCGCTGGTGGTCACGGGTGGGCTGTCGGCGGGCGATGCAAGCTATTTCGGGGGCACGATCACCGCAGCCAAAAGCTTAAACAGCGACTTCTCCAACTTCATCACCAACGTAAACGCGGGGGCGGCAGCAGAGGCGAACCTCTACGTCAGCAACGCGGGCACGGGCGCGACATCAGCAACGCTTGGTGTGATGGGGACTGGCTACACCACTACTGGAGGATTTGTGCAAGACGCAGGAGTTGTTTCTAGCGGCACGGGGCTGGCGGGTGGTCTTTCAATCATGGCGCGGGCGGCATCGTCTGATATTCGATTCTACGCTGGGTCACACACGAATCTCGTCGCAACATTCGCCTCCACCGGAGCCGCCACCTTCGCGGGCGCGGTGACGGTCACAGGCGCGCTCAAGCTTGGCAACGCCTACGTCGCTGGGGCGGTTGTCGGAACTGGCTCCATAACCATTCAAGATTCCACAGGCACCACCTATCGCATTCCCGTTCTCGTTTAATCTCACACACCCATGACCATCCCAATCGCTCCTTACACTATGGGCTCTCCCGCAGCCCCTAAAGTCGGAACTCAGTTCGAGGTCCGATACATCCAATATACAGGCGTCACCGCCATCGCTGACTGCCACCTCCTCGACGCCGAGGGCGTGGAAATCATGCCCGTGGGCCTTGTTCCTGCGACGGCAGAGCAATGCGCTGCGTGGACAGACGACGCTGCGTTTGCGTGCGTGTTGGCCGTGAACGCTGGGTTTGAGCTGGTCTCGGAGGAATAAGCCATGACCAAAGAAGAACACAAAAACGCCATCGTGCAGCAACTCCAACAGCAGAGCCTAAACCTGCTGGTGGACTCACTCGCGGCTGCGCTGGCCGAGATCGAACAGCTCAAGGCCGCTGCTGCCGCTGACAAGCCCACGCCGTGAAAGCGCGAACTTACATCTGGCCCTGATGTATGGACGCACTCGAAATCCTAGTGAAGGGCTGGCCTATATTCCTAGCCATGATAACCCTAATAGTCGTGCTCAGTAAGCTGGACCTACGCGTGGCAGTTCTTGAGGAAAAGATGAAATCGCTCTTCGACCTTTTTAACAAAAAGTAACCATGTTCCCTCTCGCTGAAATCCTAGGCATCGGCACGAAGCTGATCGACAAACTGATTCCCGACCCCGAGGCAAAGGCCAAGGCGCAGTTGGAGTTGGCGCAGCTCGCGCAGAGCGGAGAGCTGGCGAAGATGAACGCGGACTTGGAAGCCTACAAGACCGAGCAGAGCAACTTGACCGACCGGCTCAAGGCGGACATGGCGTCGGATTCGTGGTGGTCAAAGAACATCCGCCCGATGACGCTGGCGGCAATCCTTGCGGGGTATTTCTTGTTCGCGGGGATGTCGGCGTTTGGCTACAACGCAAACGAGGCTTACGTCTCGCTGCTCGGTCAGTGGGGGATGCTCATCATGAGCTTTTATTTCGGGGGCCGCACGCTTGAGAAGATCATGGAGATGAGGGCCAAAAAATGAGCGACGAAGGCTCAAGGCACGCGCTCATCGAGAAGGCTGCATTTGCCGTGCTGCCGATCTTGTTTTCGTGCGTGGTCTATCTGATGTCGTCGCTGTCGAGTCTATCAAGAGAGGTTACTATTCTTAAGCAACAAGTGAGCCTTGTGGTGACCTCGGATAACAAGCAAGCAACCAACACCGGAGCGGAACTTGCGCGTGAGAAGCTACGGCAAGACCTTGAAAAAGAGATTCAGCATAACCGAGACATGATTTTTGAAAACCGTCAGACCATCGCCGTCATCACCGAGCGCATCGGACAATTCAAAAAATGAACTCTGACCACACCAAAGACATTCTGACCGCCGCAACGCCTGCCGCCGCGATGGTCTCGCTCTCGCAGGTCAATGAGGTCTCCGCGCTCGTCGGCACGTTGCTCGGCATTGCTTTTCTGCTCTGGCGCTGGCGGCGCGAGGCAAAGAAGGAGGATTGATTTTGACGGGCATCGCATAGGCGATGGAACCCGTCATCACATTCGCAGCCTCCGCAGGCGTCATCGACGCGCAGACCGGAATCATTCGCGGCGTCTCGCTCATCACCAAAGGACCGGCACTCGGTCATGGCGTGATGATCGACAGCACGACGCTTGAGCAGGTCAAGAAAGCTGCCGAGCAATACGCTGGCGGGCTCAAGGTGAAGCTCGACCACAGCGGCGGCGCAGGCGACATCGTCGGCTATATCGACACGTTGCGCATCGAGGGCGAAAAGCTCATCGGGGATTTGCATCTGCTCGAATCTTCGGTCCATCGCGCCTACATTTTGGAGATTGCCGAGCGGATTCCCGACACGTTCGGGCTCTCGATTGCGTTCTCGGGTCCGTCGGAAAAGAGCACGGACAAGCTCACGACTTTGCAGAGGTGCTCGGAAATCTACTCGGTTGATCTCGTTTCAGAGCCAGCCGCAAACGCAGGTCTCTTCGCGCGCAAACTGAAACAACTTCAGAGCGTCGAATCCGAGCAATCCGAAGCAGAAATTAAAATCGAAATTCCTATGAACGACGAAATGAAGAAAGCCATCGAAGGCATGATTCAGTCTGCCATGATGAGCATGAATGAGAAAGTCGCGAAGCTCGAAGCAGCTCTCGCTCCGAAAGAAGACAAGCCTGCCGCCATGAGCGCGCAGAACGAAGTCGTGCAGCTCGCCGCGAACACCGCTGCGCTCGCCGCCGTCAAAGAATTTGCCAAGTCCTTCGGTGCGCCCGCCGCTCCGATCGCCTCGGCCGAAGCAGTCAAACCGGTCGCAAAGGTCGAGAAGTTCGAGGATGTTGTCGCCGCCAAAGCCACCGAGCTCAAGGGCAACAAATCCGAGGCCATCACCTTCGCGATCAAAAACCATGCTGACCTTTACGCCGCTTATCGTGCGCGCGTGCAGAGCGGCGAACTCGTCAAACTTTAATACCCAACTATCATGGCAACTTCATTCCAAAACAGCGGCAGTTTTGTCGCTAATTCGGCCATCACGGCCTTCCGGCTCGTAAGTATCTCGGCAAATAGAGGCGTCGGTCTTTCCGCCACCGCTTCCCTGCCTGACGGCGTGGCTACGATCGACGCTGCAAGCGGCGATTTCGTCACCGTTCAGTTCCTCGGTGGCAACACGGTCAAGGTGACGCTGCTCGCAGGTCCGGTCACCGTAAATGATACTCTCTTCTCAACCGCCAACGGGACCGTGGCGATTACAGGTTCCATAACGGTGGGTAAATCGCTCACCACGGCATCTGACGCTTCGGCGATCATCGAGATGATTCCGAAGAATCTCTAAACCCTAAAAAAATCTTACCATGTATACAAATTCAGCAGCCATTTTTCGCGGCGACATCGCCGGAGTAGTCGAGCAGGCAAAAGACTTCGAGGCCGGACTCATCGGCACCGCCGTCATGCCCATTCTCGACGTGCCCGTGCGCGCCGGTCAGTATCCTTCATTCGTTCTTAAAGAGGGTCAGCTCCTCAAGAGCGACGTAAAGAACCGCGCCGCATACAGCGCCTACGCTCGCGGCACGCGTGCGTTTAACCAAGACACCTACACGGCTCTGGAATACGGTTACGAAGAGGCCGTGGACGATACCGTCACGCTCGACGTTGCCCGCTTCTTCGACGCCGAAGTCATCGCCGCCAAGCTCGCGAAACGGAAATTGCTCCTCGCGCACGAACTGCGCGTAGCTGCAAAACTGTTCGACAATTCCACGTTTACCGCGACCAACAGCGGCACCGCCTACACGACCGCGAATCTAGCGACGTTCGATGTCGGCGCTGACGTTCAAGAGGCCACCGACCGTCTTCTCGCGAAGGGCGAGAGCGTGACGAACTTGTCCGTCATCATCCCGTATCCAGTGTGGACCCGCATCCGTGCGAGCACGAAGTTCCAGAACCGCCTTCGCGGCGCTGGCATTTCGTCCGACACCATCCTCAACGCCTCGACGCAAGCGGCGGCGGAGGTATTCGGTGTGGCTTCCGTCCAGATTGGTAGGGCTTCATATGATACAGCCCCCGAGGGTGTCGCATTTGCTGCCGGTAACGTCTGGGCCAATACGTTTATCTGGGTCGGCTCGGTCACGCAGGCGTCTGCCGGTTTCTTCGGAGGTGGCGCAGGCTTCACCTTGAACTGGTCCGAGTATGGCCCTGCCATCGGCGTCTCGACCTATCGCGAAGAGGCGATCAAGTCGAACATCGTGCGCGCGTCGCACTTCGTTGCCGAAAAGGTCGTCAATGCGAACGCGGGTCAGCTTATCACCACTCAGTATTCCTGATCTGAATACACCTGAGTTTACAGCCCCACGCCTCACCGCGTGGGGCTTTTTGTTTTGACGCTGCGGCGCGATTTGCCACACCGGAGGCAACACAACAACATGACGATCTCCCTCTGCGTGATTGCCGGTAATGAAACCGCGCACATCAAGACCATGCTCGATTCATTCGTCGGCATTATCGACGAACTCTCACTGGTGCGGGCCATCGGCTCGCAGGAACCGGACGACACCGAACAGCTCGCGCGGGACTGGTGCGAGCGCAACGCGGTCCCGATTGTCTTTTCGGACTACCGCAACGGGGTCACTGCGCAGGCGTGGCGGCACGTCGATTCGTTCGCGAGGGCGCGCAACCAAGCGTTCGCCCAAGGCACCGGCGATTGGCTTCTATGGGCCGACTGCGACGACGTGCTGACCGATGCGACGGACCTGCGGGAAAGGCTCAAGGAACTGACCGAGGACGTGCTCATGCTGCGATGCCCCTACGACGTGCGCGGCACCGGCAAGAAGCTGCAACGTGAGCGAATCATCCGCCGCACAGCGTTCGCCTCGGGGCGCGTCTGGCACCACGACGTCCACGAAAACCTGCTGTTGCTCCCGAACGATCTCCACAACGAGTGGACGGTGCCGGTTTGGCGGCATCAGCCGGTGTCGATCAAGCAATCCAATCGCAAGCGCAACCTCGCAATCCTCGGGCGAAGCGTCGCGGAGTCGGCGACCCAATACTTCTACATCCACCAAGAGCACTACTGCGCGGGCAACAAAACCGCTGCCGAGCAGTTCGGGCGCATCGCGCTTTCCTTCCCGAATCTCGACGACTCGTTTCGCTACGAGGTGCAGCTGAACCTTGCGCGGCTCGTCGCGTCACGGCGCGAGGCGTTGCAATTCGCTATGGGTGCGCACGGGGTTTTCCCGTGGTGCCGCGAGGCCATCGCCTCGATCATCATGCTCGCCTTTGAGCGCAACGACGGCAGGCGCGCGAGCTTCTGGGCGGAGCGGATGATGTCGCTACCGGAGCCGAAGGAAAAAGACCGACCGTGGACGCACGAGGTGAAATGGTATGGCTGGGCCGGTCTCGATCTCGCTGCGCGGTCCTACCGGCTCGCGGACAATCCGAGGAAGGCGGACGGGCTCCAGTGGGCTTTTCACAAGCACGAGAAGCCCGCGATTCGGCTCACGCAGAAAACCCTCGGCGACTCGACGCGCTCGGTCTCCTTCCGCGAGGCGTGGCTTGGGACGGCAGCGCAACCGGAAACCGTCGAGCACGTTTTCCTTGTGCGCTCCGACGACAAGGAAACGATGGCGATGGCCAAGCAGTTCATCCACGACGTAGGACAGCCGCGGGCAACAGAGCGCGCGATGATCTCGGTGCACATCGAGGACGGCATGGTGCCGCCGCACGACTGGGACAAGCTCGTCATCGCAAGCGGCGTAACGCTCATCGACGCCGAGAACATCAAAGAAATCCTCGTCACGAAGAAGCCGTGAGCACGCCAGCAATCATCGTTTGCACGGTCAATGCCTCGTGTCTCGACGTGATGACCGCGTCGCTCAACGCCTACGTCCCGCGCGAGGTTGAG